GACCGTATTCGTGTTGGCTGGCGCGGTGTAATAAATCGCGGCGGCGGCGGTCAAAAGCTGTGGGGTGAATAGGCGTTTTGCGGTTGCTGTCATGGAAGCGGGAAACCTTCTTTTTCATATAAAAGAGTTTGGTTGCCCCCGCGATTGAACCGCATGATTTATGCGTACACAGAAGTAGTTATAATTAATTGATACCGATTAAGGCAGCCTAATGTCAATAGGTTTGAGGATCGAAGGCCTGAAGCACTTGTAATTCCTGAATATCTTCAGTGTTTTGCGCTATAGCCGCTGTATTTATGGCAATGTTGGCGGCGTTAAGTGATACTTGGGATTGAAGATTTGAAATGTCTGAAGCCTGCGAACCGGCAAAAACCCCATCATAGCCCTGAATGACATCCAAATCGCTAACGCTTGGGGAATAGCCGCCTCCTGCGCGTTTGAATAACTGATTGAACCAGTTCACCCATATATTCTGCATCACGCCATTGATGAACATCTGCTCACGAACGGGCGGCGGTGAAAGCAAATTCGAGTTTGATGAACCTACTCCGGCCATGACTATGCTTTTCCTTTTGCCATATCGATATGTCCCGCAATCACATAATACTTGCAACGGTTGGCGGTCGATAATTCATAAATGCGGCTGCGCGCTGCCCCGAGTGCACGCCAAATCACGCGCTTGTTATATTGGCCTTGCTTGCCCATCGCTCGGGTGTGCTCGTTCGACCATGTATGGCCGCCATCATCGCTCCAGCGCAAAATCATTTGCGGATTATAATCCTCGACGGGTGTTTCTGGGCTTAACCCGACGCCACTCTCTAAATCAATTTGCAGTTTTTCATGAAACAGATATTCCAAATCATCCGAAACATACTGGCACGCTCTGACGCGCTTGATGACATCGCCATCATGATCATAGAAATCTAGGCTCTGCCAGTAAAGCTTGCCATTGAGATAGTCGCCCACCAAATGCTTGCCGAATGCGTACATATGATTTTCGGCGCGGTGGCGATAAAGCAGCCCCGTATTAGTATCGATGAAAGCGCGTTCATGGAATTCTTTCATCGTTACGTCATAGACAATGGTGGTCGGCATGCCCGGAACATTGACGCAATAGAAGAAATGGCCTTCCTCTTGATAGGTATAGGCCGTTCCCTCGGCGATGCGCGCGCCGTATTTCGTCAAAAGATATTCAATGGCGAATGTCGATATGCGTTGCGGGGCGTATTGCTGCGCCATCCAAATCGTCAATGCGCCATCTTTATCTTGCCCAACCCAAAAAATGGTGTTCGCTAAGGTTTGAACAAGTGCAGCTCCAGCGCACCCATATTCGATGAATGCGCCTTGGATGCGGTCAAATGGAAAATCAGGATTGCCGGAGTTGTAAGCGATTTCAACGGTTGTTTGTCCCATTTCCCATATATTGCGGCGAAGGCTGGCAACAGCGACGAGATTATCGGGATTTCCTTCAGCGGTTGCGAATTCAAGAGGGTCGAAGTTCGTTCCATCATAAAGCTGTGATATGAAGTAGCGGCCAGAATTTGGCTCGGTGAATACAAAATAGCCATCGCAAAAACACACCGTTCCAGCGCCGGGATAATCTAAATCGGTAATTTGCGAATACCCGTTTGTAGCATAGATAAAAATGTAACCGTTCGGATTGTCAACGACGCATAACTGGATGCCGTTACCCGTGATATAGACATGTCCGGTCGAGGTGAGCAGCGTTCCGCGCTCGGTATATGTGCCATCTGCAAATACCTCGTATAATTTATTGCCATAGACGGTAAACGCGCGGTTATTTGCGAAAGAGAAATATGCTCCTCGGCATTCATTTTGCGGCAAGGTGCAAAAGGTATGAACGCCGGGGCTTCCAACCAATGCTCGTGCGTTCTTTCCTTCTCCGGTCTCGTCTGTAATAGGATATTGATTAACGCTTCTCTGCGCATCGATATTTGGTGAGCGCAAGGTGTAGGATGGCCCGATGATATTGACGCGCATGGCGGTGCTGCACTTTCTGCTTTGCTGCTATGAAACATTATCGGTGTAGATATTATAGCGACCTGTGTCGGCAACCAATCCCGCAGGCATTTGGAGTATCGGCGAGATATAATTGATGCGCTTCAAATTCGCTTTGCTATCGATGGCCACCTTTGCAACCGCTGGCATGATGTCACGGCCAAAGTTCGGCGCAACTTCCACGGCAAGATTATAAACCAAAGCGCGGTTATGTCCTGCAGGAACGACAATTTCGCTGCTTACTGAGGTAACTTGCGATAAAAGGCTGCCAAGCCATAACAGCAATTTTTGATTGTTATCCGATGGCACTGGCCAGATAAAGATGTTGCGCAACGGGTTTCCGCCATCCATGTGCATCGCGCCGACAATCGATGATTGCGTTTGCTTCAGAACAATGGCTGCATATTCGTCATATTCCAAAATAGCGAGCGGCAAATCCTGAATTTGCTGAAGATTGAGGCGCAGCTTTGCGGCAATCGGTTGAACGATGGGGCGGTCAACATCGAAATTTCCACCCGGCCCAATGGTATAAACGCGCTGACCAGCCACTAACGAAAATTCGCTCATGGTGTAAGTGTAAATCATAAGGCTTTCGGTGTTCCAACTATCGACCATCATATTCAAGGCATCAAGGCACACTTGCGCATCGTCGGCCTCGGCAGTTTCGCCATTGGCGAGCACGCCGATTTTATTCAAAGCGGCATCGATGATTTTCTGAACTGTTGCGTTGACGACTGGTGTGCCTGCCATGATGGTTATGCTCCCTCGAGTTTTTCAACTGCTTGCGTCAATTCATCCAACTGCGTTTGCTGGATAGCGGCGGCGGTTTCCGGTCTGTCGCGCAGCCAGCGACCTAACGAGCCAAAGAAGGTCTTGAACCCGCAATGTCCCATTTCGATGTATGGGTCAACCCAGATTTGACCGCCAAGCTTGCGCCAGCGTTGGCAAAAGCTGTAATCCTCGCCGAATTTAAGCTTGCCTTCCCAGTATGAACCGAAGATGTCCCACGCTTTTTTAAGTGGCGTTCCTTCGCAAAGGAATTCGGTTTCTGGATATGCGGCAATCATCTTTTCGAGCATGGCGCGCGATAGGCGCATGCAACCAGCCGGAACGCCATCTACTTCAAGCAAGTGAGTTTCTTCGTCCCATCGCAATTCTTTGCGGTCAGGCAGATAGCGCACGCAGAAATTAATCGGGTCTTTACGTTGCGGGTAAACGGCGGCAACAAAATCAACCGGCGCGAGTAGCAATTTAAGCAACGCGCCTTTTTCCCACATCACATCGCTATCGATGAAGATTAAATCGGTGCAATCAGATGCCAAGAAATCAGCACAAATCTTTGCTCTGCAATCCGCAATCATCGCGTTCCCGCAATCATCGTTGATGGTTAGCTTGTGCCCCGCATCGGTGATGAGCAGCATGTCGGCAATGATAGAGCGCATCGTGCCCATATGGACTTGGCCAGTGTAGGCTGGGATTGCCAACATAAGATGCTTTTGTTGGAATTGTTCTTGTTCGGTTGTCATACGCTAATCCTCGATGGTTTGATGGCTTTCAAGACAAACTGTGTGCCAAGTTCTTTGTCCTCGTGGGTGTGTAGAATATCAAAATCCGCGCGATAGAACGAGCGAAAATCACTCATCGGGGTAATGCCCACTTGCGCCGTGTATTGCGGCTGGTTCAAGAACACAAGCGAAGCCGTTGGAATAACACGGGTATGCGATGGGTCGCCCCATGCCCAAACGCCCTGCCAATGCGGAACGGTGGCAAAAAACAGGCCATCGGGTTTCAAGATGCGCCAAAATTCCTCGAATTGCGCAAAGAAGAATTTCCAATCGCCTTGTTTGCCGCAATGCTCGAGCACTTCATAGGCGTGAATTTCATCTAACGTATCATTGCTGAAGGGCAAATCGACTTGGTTCAAATCATGCACTATATCGGGATTATGCCTGCGCTCATGATCGAGCGTCACCAATCCTTCCCATTCCTCATGCGGCTTGAAGCCAAGCTTCTTTTGACGATTTGAGCCGCAGCCGATGAGAAGTTCTTTGCGCATATCAAATTCCGTTAGATAAAAAAAGGGCGGTATTGCCTGTTTAAAAGCTATACCGCCCTTTTAAGGAAAGCAACCAAGTGGAGGAAACCCCGTTAAATAGAACCCTTAATCAAGCCGAGCGATACCAAATCAGAGCGCAATTGATTTTCCAAGGTAACCACCGCAGATACCCGCGCAATCAACGAATTCACCGCAACCGCAATATCGGTTGCCGTTGGCGTGGTGACAAGCGTGGTGATTGCGGTGGTCGCAACAGCGCTTTCAGCGGTTGCCGCTGGCTGCACAATTGGC